CTTAGCAGTGTGTATCCGTTGCTCAAAGCCCTTTGTTATTTGGAAAAAAGATATCAGAACCCCTTTTTACTGCGTAGGATGCCAGTGAATCCACTTGAGCGTGACATCACTATAGACGTCGTTACATCATTAGTGCGACAGTACGAGCCTTTGTACGCTAACAGTTATCCTTACGTGTTGGGTAGAATAACTGCCCTTCTTACTCCCGAACAGTGGAAAGAGATAAGTACTTGGTTAAGAGATGACAATGGGCTTCAAGAAGAATAAAGCACAGGTAGATGAGATGTTTCGTCTACGTGATGAGGGCAAGTCTTACCGTGAAATCGAAAGACTAACAGGGCTATCTAAGGGAACTATGTCCTACCATCTTGGTGAGGGTCAAAAAGATAAGACCCGTGAAACAACCAAAAATGAACGAGAGCGTCGTAGGTTAGTTGTTATAGAGTACAAAGAATCTCGCGGATGCGCCGACTGTAAGCGTCGTGGTCATTTCTATCAACACCCATACTACGTGCTACAAGCAGACCATGTTTGGGATACAAAAGTTGCCAATGTATCTCACATGCTTCGTAATAACACACTAGAAGAGATTATGATTGAACTAGCCAAATGCGACATCGTCTGCGCTAATTGCCATGCTATCCGTACACACAAACGCCGTAAAATGATAAACGAGATCAACACTACTGATGAGCAAGCGGATGATGGTTATTACGAAGAGGTTTAAACCTCTGGATTAATGTTGTTTACATACGGAGTAATAATGTGTGAGTCTGCTGGAACATTAGGGCTAGACATAGGCTTGTTCTCAGATGCGTTTGCAGCACCCGCGGCCAACACGACAGCAGCAAGATGCTTTGGGTCTGTTGAGTAACCTGTAGCAGCCCATGTACCTAAAGCCGCTGTACCTGATAGCGCAAGGTGAGCAGGGCTAGTAAAGTTAAACTTAATCCCCATTGTTCATCTTCTCCCAGATCTCACGGATCATCGTGTGTGTTTGATGGTCGAGTTTAAGTGTTACGTCCATAATCTTACGATCTTCTGCTCCAGAACGGTTAGTTGCGTTCAACAACAATCCTGATAGAAGGATCGATTCAAGTGACACCGTTAGTGTCAACAAGTTAAATGGATATGGGTCAAAGGTAGCAAAGAGCATCCACAAAACCCAAAAGATCATGTGGATGATAAGGAACCATGGAGAACCAAAGGCTGTAGCACACCAGTCGGATGCCTTTTGAAAGTACTTCATTAGGCTCCAGCCTCCTTGATCATAGAGTTGTAAGTAGCAGCATCAAGTCCCTTAGACTTTTTTAAGGCAGTGAACTTTGCTTGATAAGCAGGGATAAGGCCAGCGTCTTCTAAAGAGTACGTACCTGTAACCATATTTGCAGGAAGTAGTCCTGCATTTTCTAAGGCCTTTTCTACAATTTGAACTGTTTGGCTTTTATATCCAACCTTAAATGCAGATGCACCAGGAAATGGTGGTGCAACTAATACAGTTGTAGATTTAACAGGTGTGGAAGAGGAGTTGTGTACCACAGCGGCTCCGCCACCTGTTAAGGCTGTAACCCCAGCAACTCCTGCTGCTGCAGTCTTAGTAGACGTTTTTGTTGTTGTTGGCTTTGATCCAGCGTCGTACTTAGGGCGAACGATTGCCAATACATAGAGGTAAGCACGATGGCGTTGGTAAACCCCATGACCATCGTATTGGGATGCATTAAGCATGTGCTCTGGCCCAGTGTTGCCACCAATAGTAGTGATGCCATCTTTAGAGGCTGCTTGGATAATCTCTACGTGATCTGCTTGGCCGTTACCTGCCCATGAGAAGAAGACAAGGTCTCCAGGTTGTCCACTGTACTTATCTACTACCTGACCATTCTTTTGAAACCAGGTAAGACCAGCAGGACAGTAACTAAATCCCTTGTCTGTTTCTGCTGCAACGAGATGAGACGCTCCAGCCTGTGCAAAGCACCACGATACGAAGCACGCACACCAGGGAACATCACCTATTCCATACCACTCGGAATAAGGATTCTTATCTGTTGTACCACCGTAAAAGTTTATTTGCTTCTGTGCGATATTTACTATATCGATTCCAGCAGTCATTAAGTCCCCGTTTCTGGAAGAATAAACCATTTTATCAGGCGCTTATCGTTTTAATTGGCGATAATAGGTGTATGACATGGGAACAGAGCACGGTAGAAGGCAACTGGGAGCCACAACGCAAACCAGAAGCCGAGAAGAAGCCTGCGTACACACCCAAGCGTAGTTACGGTCGTCAACAGGAGTTTGGTCTTGGACATGAGATCAAGACAGGCAATATGCCTATGTTCATGACTGGACCAGAAATTAAAGAGCATTACGTACCATACGAAGGCGATAAGAACCCTTCAAAGGGAAACGTCTTTGAACCAGAGAGCGATGCTGAAACCTGGGCACGCAAAGGCGAAGAGGCCAAGATGACTGGCACTGAGCGCTATGGCAAAGAGTCTTTTGAACGAGATAGCGGGGGTGCGTGGAGAAGCCTTCGTGGACCAGCACTTGCTCGTCAAGGTATCGGCCCTAACACATCTATTGAAAACATGGCTAAAGTTCATGGCATCAAAGGACATGTTTCAGTTGAAACAAAGACGATGGGTACAGAGCGTAAGCCTCAAGTACTTGGTGGGCATCACAGAGTTGCTTTGGCATCAGAGCAATTTAAAAACCACATCTTTCCAGTGAAACACTTCGACTCCCTGGAACAAGCACAGGAAGATCGACACTACGAATGACTGATGAAAATACCTGCAAACTTTGCTTCCACTATATTATTGATGGCGTATGTAGCGTTGACTCTTGCAAGTGTATCTGTGAGACAGAAACTTCAGAATGACAACAGTCTGTTTAGTTAATGAAGCAAACCTTGCTCAAACTGACTTTAGTATCCTTGTTGACTCTGTAAAACATTTTGCACCTTTAGTTACAAAACCTTGGGGATTGCCTGACGTTGTAATAACCACAGTCCCTACTCCAGGAGCATGGTTAATCTATGTTACAGATCGTAAAAGAGTTCAAGGAGCAACTGGTTACCATACGTTTGAAAACGGATTACCCACCGCGTATTGCTCACCCACTGCTTCTTACCGTTTGTTTGGGCATTACTCTAAGCCAATCTTTATTGGAAAGAAGCAACTACTCGGAGCAACATACACTGAAGGACTTGTTACGACCATCTGCCACGAACTAGCAGAGATGCTTTGTGATCCACAGATAGGTACACTTTCTGCAGTTGACAGCAAGGGGCGCACTTGGTTGGTAGAGGTGTGTGACCATGTATTCGGTTCTTACTCTAATTATGTATCAGGAACAACAAACTGCATTCTTCCAGATGTAACTACTCCTTCTTTTTATAACTTAAAAGGAACAGCACCTTTTAGCCTGTACAATGCAGTTACAACACCTTTTACTTTAACAAAAAACGGCTATGGTTATTACAAAACTTCAACAGGTCAGTTGGTGAAACTTTAATGTTAAATCTATCAAACTCACAGTTTGGTCAACACAACAAGATGGACATGGATGTGTGGGGCGGTCAGGCTTGGAAGATGTCTAATCAAGAACCTATCAAGGATGAACACCCTGCCGCCGCAGCGACTAGTGCAGCAGGAGAGTATTAATCGTTTCTGGTATATCTAAAGAGTCATTAAATTCAGTTAAAGGTATACGCCACGATCCTTCAGGTGCGTAGATCCATTCATTACGTTGTACATCTTCCATAGGAAGCCAACCAAAAATCTCAACCTCTGAATAATAGTCGCGGTCAATAACGCGTGCACCTACTAGTACCCATCCATCACGTATATCTTTAGGAAATACAGGGATTTCGTCTTTAGTGCGTATAGACTTTACCTCTATGTTAGTTCCTACATCTGCAATGTCTTTGCGATAAGAGTGCTCTGCATTTGGGTAAAAAGGAAAAGTAAAAGACTTCTTGTACAACTTGGCTACCGCGTACTCAGCAACGATGGTGCGAACGTTGGCTGCGATTTCTGGTTCTAGTTTAGCCTTGTTGTCCCCTGCATAATTAGGGCGGTCTTCACTGCCAAACTTCATCATCCAACGGTTTAAAGCGGCGTCTGCACATGCACGGACTTCTTCTTTAGACAATTTAACGATATGGCTCATCCCTTACCCCCAACAATAAGCATTACTGATCCCAGTTGGAATCCGCCTTTTTTCTCGTAGATATCACAAAAGATACCAAGTCCGTATTGACCCTTGACTCTCTTGATCCTAAATAATGTTCCATTGATGTGTGTTCGCATCTGATCATCCTATACCATTCTCCAAGGGGCGCAAAACAAGGGGAAGCATGACTAACGCTCACGACCAAAAAACCACAAATCATTATGTAGTACATTTTCCAGACCATACTCCTCGTGAGGACGATCCTCACTACAAGGACTTCGATGCGTTTCGTCGTAAGACCGAGAAAGACGCCAAATGCGCTTTTGGTGTTGCTCGTGGGGACTTGTCTGAGTGTTTTGGCGGTCTAGAACTCCACCACAGTCACATCGAGTTTAGCCTAATGAACTCTGTAGACCTTTCTCTTCTAGAAACTGCTTACCCAGGAGTTAGTAACCCTGATGAAATAGGGGCATGGGTAGAAAGCGCCGAGAACTTGGAGTGGCTCTGCGAGAGTCACCATCGTGGTGTTGGAGGAATCCACCACGCAGCAGCCGCAGACTTTGAAGCCGAAAAGTTCATACACAATCTGATCAGTGAGGATAAAGAATGAGTTACCAGCCTGTTTACGGAGATTACGGAGTTGTTGGTACTACTGGCATCTTTGGTCGTCTTATCCAGATCGGAACCCTTAGCCGTTGGAATCATGCAGTTATCTACATAGGTAACAACGAAGTTGTAGAGGCCACCCCTAAAGGCGTAATTATCTCCCCTGTAACCAAATACCCTTCAGGAACTATTGCCTGGAACCAGCACGAGGGCATATCCCCAGATGAACGAACAACCATCGTAGCCGAAGCACATAAACTGGTGGGCAAGCCCTATGACTTCTTTACCATCCTTGTTCTAGCCCTGCGTATCTTAGGCATCAAACTTTTGTCCAATATGTACGCTTTGAAACGTTTGGCCGAAAAAGACGGGTTTATCTGCTCTGAACTAGTTGACCACTGTTACGACGTGGCTGGTAGGACAATTTCGGACAAACCCGACTATTTGACAACCCCTGGAGATCTAGCCTTCCGCCTAATTTATCAGTAATACTGGTATTCTTGGCCTATGACAACGATCGTAGGGATTCAGTACAGAAATAAGTCTGTTCTTGTTGCCGATAACCAAGTTACTGATGGTGAAGGTCGTCGTTTTATACACCCTGATATGAAGAAGATTGCCAAAAGAGGCGAGTTTCTTATCGCAGGTAGTGGTGAAGTTCAGCCGTGTGATGTTGTTCAACACTTCTGGAATCCACCTAAACCAACTGCAGCAGATAAACGTGATCTTTACCACTTCATTATTACTAAAGCAATGCCATCGATGCGTAAGTGCTTGGTAGACAACGGGTTTGATTTTAATGAAGGTAAAGGTGAGGGTAAGAGTGATGAGCAACGTTTTCATCTCCTACTCTGCGTAGGCGGAGAACTCTTTGATGTAGCAGATGACCTGTCAGTTTGTAGAACAGAAGATGGGTTCTATGCAGTAGGCTCTGGAGCGGCATACGCACTAGGGGCATTAGTCGCGGGTGCTGACCCTGAACAAGCGGTAGGCATTTCTTGTAAGTTTAGTGTGTACTCATCTGGACCATTACAAAAAGAAGAACAGTACCGATACTAGGAGCATAACTTGCCTAATTATGATTTTAAGTGCAATACCTGCGGTGGAATTCAAGAACTGTACCGATCATTTGGTGATGACTCTTTACCTGTATGTTGCAGCGATTCGATGAGCAAGATATACTCATCTCCTCCTGGAATCCAGTTTAAGGGTTCAGGATTTTATAAAACAGACTCACGATGAGTATTGAAAATACCGCTACGATTAAAGTAGTCTGCGGAACATGTAGTAGGGTTAACTTTGTTACGTACGCAGAGTTTAAAACATCTAAAGATTGCAAGGAGTGCACATGAGTAAATCAGAAGACAAACGTATCGCAAAACAAATAGAAGCAGACGCTTTTATTTTACAAACAAAAGAAGAACGTGCAAAAGCACGATGGGAAGATGCCCAGATTAAAGCCGCCTCTGCTCAATCGGTATTAGATTACGCGATCGAGCATTACGAG